TGCTTCCCTTGGTGATGCATCCGTGTCGTATGACACATCGGCAGCTACAAACTTGACGACAAATTGGGGACAATGGAACTTAACGGCTTATGGTCAACAATATGCGTCCTTGGCAAAGATGATGTGCATGGGCGGTGCATGGGTTGGCTGACAGCGGCTCAGTTGTTGCAACGTCGGTTTTGTGGCGTTTTCCGTCTTTAGGGGACTTCATTTTCAGTTGCTGACAATTTGTCAGCAACTGACTACCTTCAGCTTTCGTACACATAATAACAATAGGAGAATAAAAAATGAAACATAAGCGTTCGAATTATCTTGATTATAACATTAACCGCATGCAAAAGTTCAGACCTCGATATTTAGATTACGGTGTCAAAGGTATGAAGAAAGGAAAACATGTTATGGCTCGCGAACCTGAATATGTTAAACGTCTTAAAGAGGGAGGTGGAAATTCAGAACCTTCCGCTGCACCAAACGCAAATAATCGAGAAAAACTCAAAAATGCTGCCAAAATAGCCGCTGGTGTGGCCGGTGCGGCTGGGCTTGTTGGCGGGGCTTATTTGGCACACAAATATGGTCTTGATAAAAAATTAGGCAATATGTCCAAAGGCGCTGCCTCCAAAGCTGGTGATTTTGCCCTTAGAGGTGCTGGTAAAGTTGGTGCTAATTACCTCATTGCTAAACATGCTGCTAAAGGCGCGGCAAGGAATCTTGGACGTTCTGTTAAAGGTGCTGCAGGGAATCTTGGACGTTCTGTTAAAGGCGCTGCCTCCAAAGCTGGTGATTTTGCCCTTAGAGGTGCTGGTAAAGTTGGTGCTAATTACCTCATTGCCAAACATGCTGCCAAAGGTGCTGCAAGGAATCTTGGACGTTCTGTTAAAGGCATGGCAGAACGATTGGGAAATGCTGCTAGAAGCAAGAGGCCTGGCAAGACTTATGGTGGCGCACTGTTGACCAAGCCAAAGAGTATTAGGTTTTCTGAACGTCTCCAAGAGGAAAATCGAAGCGCAATGAGAAATCATATCGCACGAAGAGGAAATTCAATTAATGCCACGAAGGGTTCCAAAAAATCACCAAAGGGAACTGGATGGGATGTTTTGCGCAATCGAAATACTCTTAAACGAGCATTAAACAATCCGAATCATGTGTGGGATATATAATGACGTGATGGTTTAAAACTGTTTTTTAGGCTGAAATGCTTGTGTGAGTATAAGTTGGTTCGGATGTGAACAAATATAAACAAAGAGGATGGAAATGTCTTTTTTTACATACATGGGAGTTTATACCGACACATTTGATGTTTATCGAGCTGTTAAAACAATAGTTAATGGTATAACAAAACAAGATAGGGTAAATGTATTCAAGGATGCTCCATGTCGTGTTTATCAAAATCAAACTAATCAACCAAGCATGACTGAGACAGCCGCAATGATTAACACGTCAAATATGCTCTGTTGTGAGCTTGGATATGACGTTAAAGGCGGAGACGAAATAATCGTTCATCGTGGGGCTAATGTTGGTAGACATGTTAATCCAGATGAACGCTATATCGCAGGTCCGCCAAACATATATGTGGAGCCGTTTGGTGGTGCGGCTCCAGATTTAGAGCACATGCAGATATCTCTTATAGATGAATATGTAATTGATTAAATAAATCAACAGAGTTTCATGGGGTGGACGGATGAAGACCACAATTACACTTGGTAAATCATTACAAAAAATTCTCGCATTTGCGGATGTTCTACAAAAAGAAATGCCAAAGGAAATAATGAAAAATGCTCACAAGGCTTGCGAGGCGATGGAAGCGGAGGCAAAGGCTCACACTCCGCATGCGAACGATGGGAAAACACGCGGTAAAAATGTTATTTCCAATTCCTTGATGGAATCATGGAAAGCGACATGCATACCATCTCGCACAGATACTAAGATTGGGAAAGTTATATTAACCAACAATAAAAAATATGCACAGTTTGTGCAGAGTGGACATCGAGTAAAACGTCATTTTGTTCCATGGCTTTATAAAGACGCGAGCGGAACTATATCTTACGAGACGAATCATTCACAGCCATTATTTGGGCTTCTTGTCGGCACCAAAACCACATATGTTGATGGTGTAAACATGATTGGACCAGCAGTTGAAGCATTTAATAAGACATTCGATAAGTTGAACAGGGAACTATTAAAGTCGTTTGGTGTTATGTTGTAAGAGGATATGAATTAAAATGAGTGTTCTAATAGATACTTCAGTTATTCATGCCAGTTATGCTTCCATGATAAATTCAATAGAACCAGGAGCGAATATTTATGACAATCCTAGCCAACAAGGTGTTGTTTATCCGGCATGGTTTATAGTTCATCGGTCTCCTGTTGAAATCAGAAGAGACGTTGGAAAGCGCTTTGGCGGCAACAGGTATGATGTGACGTATCAAATTGACATTTGGTATATGATACAGCAAAACACGACTAGGATGTTTGATAATTATACGAAGATAGCAGAACAGATCGACGACAAACTAGAATACTTACAAGTGTTTGGTAGCGATGCCGTTTTGCACGTTTATGATAAGAGCTGGACTTTGGAAATGAATGCTCTTAAGTTTTCAACGACACTAAGATTTAAAGTTTATTCTGGAAATTCCGGGACAAAACCAAACCCAATGCCAGATGTTATAGATATCAAAACATTCCTTAAAATTATAGAACAAACAAACAGCAATCAAGGGAAATGACATGTCTTCAAAAAAGAAAAGCAATGAAGTCGTCGAGACTTTGCAGAGTAATGAACAGAAATATCCAACATCACTGTTAGTTAAAAGCGAAGCTTTAAGGCAATATGGTTTGCATTTTGACGTGGTTCGTGCAATACTAAATAATAGTGAATACACAATGACAGAAGCAAAAAAAGCAATTCAGAAGTATCTTAATACTTTTAAATAATGGGAGTTTATTATGGCAGGTGGTACATGGATTGATCAGAATAAAGTTCGACCTGGTGTCTATATAAATTATTCGTCCTCTCCCGCAACACTAGCAACAATGGGAGAGCGTGGGGTCGTTTGCGTTGGCAAAGCGCTCAATTGGGGAGAGTTTGGAAAAGTTATTACGATAGAAGACCCGAGTGAGTGTTTTGTAAAACTTGGGTACGACCAGATGAGCGACGAAATGATTTGGCTTCGACAGTTTCTTGTCGGAACGAACAGGAGTGCTGGTGCTTCAAAAGTACTTGTTTGGAGATTGCAGGAGAATGGTGGTGTTGCTGCCACCTCAACTCAGTCTGATACAGATAGTTCTAACACCATCACTGTGACTGCCAAATTCACAGGAACAAGAGGTAATGATATTTCTGTTATCGTTTCGGCTGACCCAGATAATAGTTCGTCTAAGACAATATTTTACGTTCAGACGCTTGTTTCTGGAACGGTTGTCGACAATCAGATACTGTCATCATCCACGTCTTCCGTTGTGTTTTCTGGGGTGAAAGACAACGATTGGGTTAAGTTTAATGTTGCGGGTAATGCGTTCCCCACTTCTCTGACACTCACAGGAGGGGAGAATGGAACTGAGTCTGAAACTGCATTTTCGGACTTTTTAAATGCGATGGAACTTGAAAACTGGAATGTCATTGCGTATGGCGGTTCTGATAACGTTATCAAGTCTGCATTGGCATTGTTTGTGAAACGTTTGTCAGACGATGAAGGAAAAAAGGTACAAGCATGTTTGAGCGGCTATCCTTCAGCAGATACTGAGTGCGTCATCTCCATCACAAATCAGAGAATAACACTTGCTTCGGGATATAAACTTACTGAAGAGGAGATGGTTTATTGGGTCGCTGGCGCATCTTCGGGAGCATCCGTTTCACAATCATTAACTTATGCTGCACATCCTGATGGTGTTTCCTTGTCACCTATCCTTACAGGAACTCAGCAAGTTGAAGCTATAAATAATGGAGAATTAGCATTCATTGATGAATATGGCGATATAAAAATATTACAAGACAACAACACGTTTACAACGTTTAGTGCAACAAAGGGTCGGGCATTCAGAAAAAATAGAGTGATCCGTGTTTTATTTGGACTCGCTAACGACATATACAAAGTGTTTTCTCAGTATTATGTCGGCAATACAGATAATGATGATTTCGGTCGTGGTCTCTTAAAAGCGGAAATATTAGAATTGATGAATCGTTATCAAGGGAACAGAGCTTTGAAGAATGTTGATTCCGATGATGTAACGGTTACCGCTGGTGTGGATTCGGATAGTGTTGTTGTTGACCTTGAGTGCCAGCCTGTAGACTCAATAGAGAAAATTTATATCAAGATAACAATTTCTTAAAATGATTTAACAAATCAAGGAGTTAATTATGGCATATTTACTCGAACGAGATGCGCTAAATGGTAAAGAAGGACGTGCGCTTTGCACAGTTAATGGTAAGCAGATCGAGCTTTTTGGTGTAAAAAACCTTAAGATTGATTACAGTTTGGACTCTTCTGATTTTAAAGTGGTTGGCACTCGTCTTGTTCAAAAAAAGACAACGGGTATTCAACTTACAGGCTCAATGACTATTGTCTATGGCACACCGACTTTTAAACAAATGATTAAGGACTATATGACAACTGGAGCGATACCATATTTCACGCTTCAGATTACAAATAACGATCCTGCAACAACTGTCGGCGAGCAGACAATAGCATTGTATAATTGCCGACTTAACAGTGGCAACATTGCTCAGCTTGATGCGGATGCTGACTTTTTAACAGAGGATGTGAGCTTCGACTTTACACAGTTTGAGATTTTGAAGTCATTCCATGACCCGGAACGTCTTGGCGGAGGTATTATCTAATGTTTGTAAGCGACATGGCTGTCAAAAAGGAAATCGCAAATCGAATCGCGCTTGCTCGTGGATACAAATCGCGAGGATTTCGAGACTCTATTCGAATCAATTCCAGACATGATTTGATTGTCAACTTGAAAGCACGCAATGCGATCCGTATCTATGATTCGAAACATAATGACGCGGTTAGCCTTCTTGCTGTCGCGTCGTTTATTGGAAAGGTCATTGTCCCATTGCTTTTGAAAGCAGTCGCTAGTGGCATTGCCACTGGTGTTGCTGGCGCAGTTGCGACGGCTGTTCGTCCAATGGTGATTAAAATTGTTTCGAAGTATCGAAAGCTTGCGTCATCCACAGCCAGCGGAGATGTGACTTATTCTGAAATAATTATTTCTGAAATAAAAGATGATCTTCGCAAGTTACTTCACGCGCTAAAACGCGAGGGTTCATATCTATATGAAAAGCTTTTCCCAAGATTTAAAAAACTTGAGACAATGACGTGATTAGTTGGCATCTCGAATTGCGAGTATATTGTGAGTAATATCCAATGATAATAAATACCGATTACAAAACACAAAAAGACATCTTGAAGTCTCTATCTTGTCTAGAGAGGTGCATGTCCACGGTGAAATCCTGCGATAGACTTTTAAGAGATCACAGAGGGCGCAGACATACCAAAATCGGTACAAATCAGGCAACTGTTTGGGAAATAGCAACTGTTATAAGATTACGCACTGGCAAAGAGCCTTTAAATCCGAAAAGGACTGATTATAAAACCACAACAAGTCCTGATGGTTCGATAATTGTTGAGGAAAGATTTGCTGATAATCCCAAAAAATGGTTTGCGACTGCCGCTGAGCTTGATAGAGAATATTCAAAGATATCTCCTTCTGTAATTCCAATGGCTAATACCAATTACGCTAATAATGCTACTTCTAATGTTGGCATTCAGACGAACGCGTCTGATTCAAAAATAGTAAGAGTTATTAGCGATGTCTCAAAAATTGTCGCCACAATAGCTGGAATAACTGCTGTTTTGGCAGGCATGAAAGCGAACATAAAACCTGCGAATGATTCTGTTAGAGAGCTTGGAGCGTCCCTTTCAGCGTTCGGAAACAAGCTTAGAAAACAATTGGGAAAGGTCAAGGCTGAATATAACAGACGAGCGAAAACTTCTAAATAAACTGAAAAACTGCTAAATAAACTGTTCGTACACTAGAACATTTCAATTAAAAAATGGAGGAAACAAATGTCTAATTTTGATGCATTTCTCAAACCAGCATACTTTGAACGTAAAATTGAAGTCGTTGTCGGCGACCGATTTCTTGACGCAGATGGTAATCCTGTTCCTGTCGTAATAAAATCATTGACGCAGGAACAGCTTAACGCAATTTCCAAACGTTCAACGCATGAGAAACGTGTAAATGGTCGAGTTGTTCTTGATATTGATCCGACGGAGCATTTAAACCGTTGCCTTGTCGCGTCAATAATATTCCCTGATTTGACCAATAAAGAATTGTGTAACGCTTATGGAACTGAAGATCCAGTTTCTTTGCCATCAAAGATGTTTCTCGCTGGAGAATATGAAACGCTTTCAAAGGCGTTCGCTAAACTTAATGGTCTTCTTCTTGACGATGGCAACATCCAAATTGGGGATGACATAACAAAAAACTAATTGATGCGGCAAATGAATTTCTTGAAGACGACTCATGTGTCGATGCCGCCATATGCTATTACACATTTATAAATCACGGGACTTTGCCGCATGAAATAATGAATTGCAATAATCGCGAACGTGCCTTTATTTATGCGATGATTGTAAAAGAGATTAAGAACAGAGAAAAGATTAGCAAGAAATGACCAAAGGCTCGGTGTGATCCCGAGCCTTTTTTGTTTGAGGATATAAGATTATGTCAGATCTCAAATCGACTATACGAATAGAAGACGGTTTTACAGAGCCATTAAAAAACCTCACCAAAGCTGCATTCGAAGCTTGCGATGGTGTTGATGCGATTGCTGAATCTATAATTGAGTTGGAAGGTGTACAAGAGGAACTTAAGGATGCGGTTAAGGATTCTGCGAAAGAATTTGCTGTAAATGTTGTTGGCCAAATTATAACGCCTGCATTTAAAAAAATACCAAAACTAGCACGTAGCGCAGGGAGAGAGGTAAGTTTTCATGCGCAGTTTGCTGGATTGCAGATTCAGCGTTATGTGAGGGATATCCAAGTTAAAACACAATTTGCTGGTCTTAGTGCGATGAACAAGTTTTATCATGCACAGGATGTTCTTCTGGCAAAGTCTTGGGATATTCAGGAGAGATATCACCTTAATGATCTTAATCGAAATCAAAAGATGATTGCGATTGCTTGCCAGCTTGAAGACAAACGCCAAAAATTTGTGGCAGCATCTGCGGAGAAAACTAGCTCTGCATTAAGAACAATAGCCAGAAGAGATTTTTGGACTCACGAGAACTTTGAAAATCAAAAAAATAAACTCATTCAAAAGACAGCATCTATAAGAGAAAGCATAAATCGGAGATATTCAAGGATAGACGATTCCGCAAGGCGCACGCTTCTTAATGAACGTGGAGTTGAAGGCATTAGAAGTATTCATGCTTCTGCTAGAAATGCAAGAGGAAGCGGTATTCTTTATCATCTTTTAGCAAACAGAAGAATTTCTGATAGAACGTTTCATGATGCAGCAGATATTCTAAGCCAGAGAACTGGACGGGAGATGCTTGGACGTACTTCTGTCATTGGCCAGCGCAACGTTGCAACTTGGTACGCCAAGAATATACTGGGAAAAAATGAAACAGCGGCCAATGCTTATGGAAGACGTGCGGAGACAAGAGGCATAATATCCTTACTTCCTACGTTTGCAAGACAAACAAGGGCAAGGATTACAGACAATATTGCCAATACGCGAATTAATTTAAGAGATGGATTGACATCTATGCATGTAGGAGCCAGAGAACGGCTTCTAAACGCCGGAAAGGCTGTAACTGAATCTCAAGCATTCCAACAGGGAAAAGGATTTTTGACTGGGGCTGCGAAAGGATTTGCCATTTCTTTTGGAGACACACTTGTAACTAAAGTGATGATGAATGCGTCCAAAAAGATCATTGAGGGCGCAAAAGAGCTTTCCGACGCATTGCGCACGGCAATAGAAAACTCACTAGATGATCTTGAGGTGTCCGATAAACTAGCCAGCCGTTTTGGGGATGCAGGAAAAAAATCTGGAGACTATGTTTATGGACTTTCAAACAAGCTTGGCGAAAGTTCTATTATGATGGGAGAGATGGCTGCGAAGGCTGCTCAAGGTGGTATTGGGACGAAAAGCTTTGAAAGAATAATGCTACTGGCTGATAAGATTGGTAAACTTTCAGTCGGAGAAACAACTGAAAGCGCAGCCAATACATTAATTTCAAGTATTAAGAGTGGGCATGACGCATCTAGTATTTCTCAAATGCTTGGTGGCGGACAAGTTATGGAACGCCAATTAAAACGCGCTGGGTATGAGAGAGCATTAATGCGTGGAAATATTGATAAGGCACTTGAGATTGCTGAGAAAATTACTGAGCAAGCAGGGTTGACCGATGAAAAATACCAAAAAGCATCGAGGTCAATGTCGCAAAACTACAAGGTTATAGCAAATACGATTGGTAATATAAAACGGAAACTCTCGCAAATTTTTGTGGAACAACTAGCTCCAAGCGTGAATAAGATTCGAGAGTTGACTGAAAGCAGATTCTTTAAAATTGGAGTGAAAGCTGTAGAAAAGAGTTTTAAAGCACTTGGAAGTGTTGTGAATTGGCTTGTTGAGGGGATTGTAGATAATATTAAACTTATAGCAGTTATATTATCAATCGGTGCTATTGCGAAACTTGGTATGATTATCAAACAGATACAGGCAATAACTGGCATGGTTGGATTAGTTACTAAGGTTTTTCCAGTGGTTACGGGTATATTGATGACCGTAAAAACCAGATTGGTTAGTATTATTGCTTTGCTTCGCGCAAAACTTGCTCTGCATAGAGCAGGAGCTATCGCGGGAACTGCAGAGGCCGCTACGCTGGATGTGATCAATAGAAGACAAAGACTCTCTCTAGTACTTTCTCGTGCGTTCGCTGGAATCAAGGTGATGTGGCCATTGGCAGCAGTTGCAGCTGTTGGCGCATTAATTTTTGGTATGCATAAATTACTTGGTGTTTCAAAGTCTACTTTAGGATTCCTTGCGGGAGGATGGCAATTTGCTGTGAATTGTTTTGCTAATTTATTTGTTCTCATTGATCGTATCCCTTCTTATTTTAAGATGGCTTGGGCCATAATTAAGATGGGAATACTTACGGATATGCAATGGATTCAGGAGAAAGTGTCTGGACTTCTTATCGATATGCTAAATGGTATTTCAAATGTTGCTTCGTCAATTGCAGAAACAGTTGGCGCTGATGATTGGGCTAAAAAGCTAAAATTTGATGCAACTTCTTCGGTTAAAAGCTATTTTTCAATAGATGACGCTGCGCACAATTCTTACATGGAAAAACTTAGTAATCAAATAGATGGATTAAGAAATGGTCAAATGGGATTCATAAACGTTATGAGTGGAGTTGAAGATTGGTATAAGCTCAGCAACTCTGACGTGCAGAAGGAAATGCTAGATAAACTCTCTATGTTTATGGGCGTTGGAAAAGAAATGTCAAGCAATTTAGAGTTGATTGGTGACGACACAACAAAGATTCGAGAAGCTAACGAACAAGAAGAAGAGTTAAAATGGATGAAAGCGTTTAGTGATCGTCAAATAATGTCAAGTTATAATAGTATGACAAATAACTCAAGAACTGTTAATATAAATGGCATGTCACAGGCTAGTTTGGCGGAAATGGGACGGCGTAATATTGCAACGATACCTTCGCGAGCAGCATTATGATGGGAGATGTATAGTCGTGTCTTCGTATAGAATTTGGTTTAAAGTAAATGGATATGATGAAATTGAACTGCCTGTCAATCCTTCGGAAGTCACAATTACATATCCTGGAAACGTAACAAATTATGACGTTGAAGGACTCGGGGAAATTGCCATTCCGAGACTTCCTAAACTAGCAACTGTTACATTTGAATCCTTTTTCCCAAGAGAAGGATTATATAACAGCATGATAAACTCTGAGTCATGGTATTCACCTGAATGGTATGTGAACTTTTTTAGGAAAATCCAAAAGGGGCGGATGCCGTTTGAGCTAACAATAGTCAGAGGTTTTGACAACATACAAACATTTAAAGAAGATAATAACTCATTGGCTTCGCAAATTGAGCGTACAGAATACTTTGACACTGTTTTTTCAAAAGCAATTTTGCTTGATTTTTCAATAACAGATAAGGGTGGGGAGCCTGGAGATGTTTATTATTCCATGGGGATTAGTGAATACAGAGATGCCTCTCCACAAACAATGGCAGAACTTGCGGGAGAAGAAATTGGTGATGATGGAGAGGTTTTAAGTCAAAAGATGGTTTTGGTTAAAAATCGTCCTCCACAAAGTGGCGTAATCGCAGTTAATCGTTCTGTTGAAATAAGCGGTGAGGTGTATGATACTATTGAACAGGCTAAGGAAGGATGGGAAAAAATTCGTAAAAAGGCCAATAAAATTGATCGTGTTGTTTCGAGAGTGCTTCCACCAGGAGTTTCACAGAGACTACATAGTATTTATGTGTCTGGTTTAGGATGGGTTGATAAGGGAAGTTGTAAACTTGCAGAAAGTGTTGACACGGTAATTGGTATAAAAACGCTTGTAGATAATAATTATGATTAGTGAAACAAGGTTAATAATACAGGAAATTAATCACACAGATGCTGGTGCGCAATTGGATTCCGCTTCGGCTGTTGTTTATCGAACATCTAATGTTTCTCTGTCAACAGAGGCTCGTGTTTCTGCGGCACAGTTGACAGCTGAAATACCTGTTACGGAAGGGATGTTGCCGAAGCCTGGTTCTATGGTTATCTTTGAGGCGACAAATGATAGTGGCGTGTTTGTCCGTGTTTTTGTTGGTTTCGTTTTTTCATATACTGTTGATCGATGGGGTGTTGTGAGTCTGACCGCTTATGACGCATTGCGTTATTTGCAGAATCCTTCTTCAGGAAAATGGGTTGGTAATAGCGGAGTGGACGTTTCAGACATTGTCAAAGATGTGGTTAGATCATGCGGCCTTGCTAAGATGGCGGAGGAAATGGAAAGTGAAACTGTTGGAGTAAAACCGATAAGGTTAATTAAAATCGCTGAAAAAGGCATTGATATTATTGATGAAGTGTTAGAGTGGGCTCAACTAAAAGCGACAGCAAACGAAAATGGTGTAACAACAAAAGGCGGCAAGAAATATGCAGCAACAAA